CATGCTTTACGACGTAATACTGATAGATTATTTAAAAGCCTTCTGTAAACTCCCGAATCCAATTTCATACAGATCTTCATCTGTAATTTTGAAAGTCGGGTTTAGGAAATGGTTTGCGTTATCAGATCTTAAAAGATTAATAGTCTTCTTAAGTACTTCGTATTTACACTTTGTGACTTTATGTGCAACAGTATTGTACTCATAAGTATCTATTGAAGGCATTCTCGCTAAGTAGCGATATTCCCCTCGCATCCATGCATCATAAATCGTATATTCGTTAAATTCCATGTTAAAATCGTCGATTACAACATTTGTTGTAACATCCTCATCCGGCGAATCATGTATACCGTCTAAGTAACCCTCTAGTTTAGCATTTATTGCGAAAACTATTGGGTGAGTAGGCTTAATGTTACGTTTGATTTTTGACCCTTTGGCATTTTTATTAGGCGAAGACATGTTTAGTCTTTGTGCTGTCTCCCAGAAGATGGTGTCCTTTGCAATTGCAAGGTACTTATCTTGGGACTCTATCGTTAGTTCGTTGAATTCAACGGACCACGGTCTGTCGGCGTCAACCCAATTGGGCGCGCCGAGGACAGGATTTGGGATCTTAACCTCAGTATTATATAGAGGCTTAAACCCTGATATCCGATCTGATAGTGACAGTATGTCAACTAGTGTTTTCCTGATCACTTCGGTGAATTGCGGAAGCGCTAATAAATTTAATATTACGGGACCAAGAACCTTATCACTATAACCTCTCTCTCTTGCCATCTTTACTAACTCCAAAGCTTGCTCTGGATTCTTATGCAAGTTCTTTAGTAAGTATACCGGTAAACCGGTTAACTCACCAAAAGGACTGAATAAACGTTTAGCAAATTCGACGTAACCACCATAAGATTTAGTGGATTTAGGGATTGATATTGAAATACCTAATTCTTTAATAACTTTAAGATAGTATTTATGAACTTTTTCACGATTCATTGCGGAGTCGTCTCCCAAAATAAGATACTTATGTTTCCGTACCCTACATTTATAGGAAGCATACTCTTTAATAAGGTGATGGCCCCCAGTAGAGACTGGCCAAGAACTTAATACACCCATAGGGTTACCCACACTATATTTTATGTGAGATCCAGATTGGGTTCGAAAAGATGTTTCAGACATTATTGTATTCCAGTTCAAAGAAATCTTCAACCCATGACAGTGTTCCAGCATAGCAACCAAGATTTTTCTCGGAAACCTATCTGTGAATGCCGTCATGTCGGAACTAAATAAATTATGCCCCAAGTCGTTAATTCGCTTTGGT